ACGATGTTACCATAAACTGTGAGGTTTGAGTTGCGCATCTCCTCACGACCAGCGCGGTCGATGGCTGCGGTTACCTCGTTCATCTTTCCACCGTCTGCAAACTCACGGATAGCACGGAGCAGGGAGAAGTTCTGCTTCTTCTCCTCGCGCACCTTAATGGAGCTGACCTTCTTGGATACGGCATCCTGGCCAGCCTGGAGATCATTGATTGAACGCTTCATGCCTTCAACCTCAGCCTTCAGAGCATCAACCTCGGCGGTGTTGTCCACCTTGCGCTCCTCAACATTTTCATTTTTCTTGTTCTCTTCCATTGTAGAATTTGAATTAGGATTAATATACTCGTTTTCTTGGTTGTCTTTCTCAATCATCCCTCGCATGAGGGCACCGTCCAGCACGGCTGCACGGGAGTCCACATTGGTCTGCGGATAAGCAGGGTGGATGACCACACTAACATCGTACAGGCCATTGACCTCATCGACGTAGCGCACAAGTGCACGGGGATCTTTGTCATTTTTCTCGTAATGTACGCCGGTGTCCTCGTCGCAGGTGTAGGCAAAGCTACAGCCACGGAAGTCACCGCGTCGCACACCCTGTAGCACCGTTTCACCGTCATTGGTCATCGGTGCTTCATAGCTGAACTTGAGGCCGTGCTCGTCAAGGGTAAGACGGAGTGAGCCCTCGCCGTTGATGCTGCGTGCCACCATGCGGCTGTTGTCGTGGTCGATGTTGGCAACAATATCACTCTTGGCAATCAGTTCATCGGTGATGCTGCCAGGCATCATCACTTCCTCGACCATTCGCCCCTTGTTCCAATCGGGCAAGAAGACGCTGCGCTGGTTGAAGACAACGGCATAGCCCTCGATGGTGCGGGAGTTCTCCAAGGCCCTCAACTGGCAGTCTTCGGTATTGCGATAAATCTTTGTCATTTCTACCTGGTGGATTTCTTTATAGGTTCTGCTTGGGTCGGCTCACCCTTGATTTTCGCGCTGTCAATGGGAGCCACGTTGCAAGAGATGAATGCGGAGTCACCGCCCAATACGGGGGCGTGACCCTCGCGCATCCTCACCTCGTTGGGCGTGAGCACACCCGCCGAAATCATCTTGGTGTAATAGTCGGCCTTGGTGCTCATGTCGCCGATATAGTAGTCGTCAAGGTCAAACTTGACGCGATAGTCTGCTAAAAGGGCATTGGGGATGAGCTTCACGGTGAGCTCCGTTTCAATCTTATTGATCAGGGGGAACAACGTGTCGGTCATGAAGGCCGTTTGTGCGCTCTCGCTGCCCTTGTAGTTCGTGCTTGAGGACTGGAACACCCTATCGGGGTGAACGCCGAAGAAGCGGCAGATGTCAAGCACATTGAGATTCTTTGACTCCACAAGTTGCAGGTCGCTCGGTGACAAAGACAACTGGTTGAATTTCATAGTTCCGGGCAAGGTGAAAATCTTGGCCCCGCTCGTGAGTTGGCTGGTGATGCTGTCCTTCACCGCCTTCAACTGGTCATCCTGTGGAGCGCCAAAGCCCTGCGTGAGGCTGGAGTCGCCGGAGATGAAGCCGTGCAGGGTTGAACCGCTGGCAAAGCTATCCATCTGCAAGCTGTCAAGGTTGCCGCCGATGCCTAACACCTTTTGCGCATAGGCCAGTGTCGAAACACCCGTGAAACCTCCGTCAAGACTGAGGTTCTTGAGGTGCACGATGCGCCAGCCCTGGCATGTGGTGATGAGGTTGTTGGCATCATCATTGATGGTGTAGGTATCGCTATCCTTGTCATAGTCGCAGTTACCATAGGGAATGAGGTAAAGGCGGGAAACCTCGCCGTCTGCGTTGAAGTAGGGATAGATGTATGCATTGCCATGCAGCAGCATCTCCACCACAGCGGCCTTCCAGAAGTCAAAGGAGTTCACTCGCTCGTTGGGCTTCAGGCGCAGCACCAGCTCAAGCGGGTGTTTGCTATCCACCTGCCAATACTTGCCGATGCGACGCTCGATGTCGATGCCCAGCGATGCCACGGTGCCGCTAACGATGTCCACACAACGCCACACCGCCGCCAACATCATTCCGCTGTTGGTGGTGGTTGCAACGGTGTAGGTCTTGCCGTTAACGGTGACCTGCAACACCGGTGGTGCTCCAACGATTGAGCGATTTTTCTTGCTCTTGAAAAAATCGAGTAATCTCATATTTTTCGCGTTATATTATATAGTTCAAGTGTTTAACACTATCTTTTTTGCTCCAGACTTACACCCAGGGCCATCAATGCGGTGATGGCTCCGTCTATCTTCCTGTTCTCGCTTCGCTTCATCGGTTTGCAGTTGTCCATTCTGTCCCTGTCAAGGATGCAGTTGTCGAAGCAATAGTTATTGATGGGGTTCTCACCGAATGTCAAAACACCCTCGTCGAGCATCCTATAAATCGCCATGCAGGGCTTTGTGAAATAGAAATAGGTCTGCTTGTAGGGATACATGAAGTTGGCACCACCGGCATTGATGATGAGGTTGGTGAACTCGGCAGCTTTGTTTGGGTCGTAGGCGATTTTGAGGATGCGCAGGTTCTTGCCATGCGCAAGGATGTCCCCCACGATCTGCTCATAGCTGATGAGGTTGCCGGGACACAGGTGCAAATACCCGCCTTCCACCCATCGCTGGTAAACCTCCTTGTTGGGGTGTTTGGCCATCTGCCCTTCAGGGAAATAATACTCGGTGTGGATGTGGTGCTGGTGCTCGTTCTGCAACCAGATGTAGTAACTGACAGCCGAAAAGTCGTTATCCACCGACAAGTCCACGCCCACCTCGCAGTCGGCACGGTAGCCAAGGTTGTCAATATCCAACTTGCGTGAATGCTCACGGATGGTGCTTCCTTCAATCCAGCTCTTGTCGTTGCCGGTCACAAAGATGTTGAGCATCTTGGTGCGGAATGCCTTCATATTCTCGGCACTCTTTTGGGCCTCGGCCCATTGCTGCTCATAAAAGTCTGGGCGCACCGTCACACCCAGGTGCGGCTGCACCTTTGCCCATGTCTTGGGGTCGGCCTCGTCATCGTCGCAGTCGGGCATGAATAGGTGGGCAAAGCTGGTATCGTCTTCGCTATACCCTCCAAGCACCTCACGAAGCAGCACTCCCTGCTCGTGCTCCAGTTCCTGGACGAATGGGGCCGTCTGCTTGTCGCTGGCGGTGGTGATGGTGACCAGCAGGGGATTGGTGCGCATGCCCATCGAGGTGGTGAGCACATTGCGAAGGTCGGCACTATCGGCCTGTGCATACTCATCCATGATGACCGTAGAGGCGTTAAGTCCGTCAAGTTTATCAGGTGAGTTTGACAGGCAGCGGATGCTGCTGTGCCTACCATCACGCCACTTGATGAGTTCCCTCGTCGCCTTGAACCTCGTCCAACCGGGGTCGAGCCCATGGAGCACACGGCTAATTTCGTCAAAGCAGATTTTAGCCTGGTCATAGCTGTTGGCACCGGTGTAAGCCTGTGCGTTGTCATCACCAAACAGGAAATCGTAGATCCCAAAAGCGCACACCGATGTTGTCTTGCTGAACTTCCTCGGCACGAAAAGCAGGGCATTGCGCACAAGCCTCGTGCCGTCATCCTTGACAAAGCCCATGATAGAGGCGAACTGAAACACCTGCACGGGCGTTAACTTGTAGCTTTGCCTCCCGTTCTGGCCGCTGAACTTCAGAAACTCATAGAAGTGCATGAAATTGACAGCGGCGGCGGTGTCATAGCTGTAGGTCTTCAATAGCCGTAAAAATTTTACGGCGGCAAGCAGCTCATAGACGTTATGCGCTTCGGGCTTGGCAATAAGCGACTTGAAGTATTTGGTTAGGCGCGTATCAATGGAGCCCAGCATGTATTTGCCGAGCTTCACGCTGCGCAGCCGCTCAATGGCCAGCCGTTTCGCCTCACGTTCAATCTGCTTTCTTTCGTCGGTCATCTATCTTGCTCTTCATCATCATCGCCTGAAGCTGCTCCAGGGGATTGGTCACCGCCGTCTTGATGGTGGCGTTGTTGGCCTCGTTACGGCCAGCCAACTCGATGAGGAACTGACATGAACGTAGGTC